GATAGGTGATGAACCTCTTGAGACAGAAGCGCAAGATTTATCAGGAGCTACAAATGAGCATGAAAATGATATTAGTGAGATAAAGCAGAGTTTATCTGATTTAGAACTTGATACCATAACACTAACTAACCAAACCACAACAGGACAAGGATTGATTATTACTAATCTAAATTATGATGGTCGTTGGATAAGTGCGGAAGTGGCTGGCGGTCGTTATGCTTCTTTTAGACCATCGGGAGCGAATAAGCTAGTTATTAGATTGGTAGATGACAATGGAGATGCTGTAAGCAGTACGACAGTTACGGTTAAATTATATCATCTCGGAGCTATAAGTTAGTGAGATAAAAAAGCATTTTGTTGACTAACTAGATAGAACTTTACACTTGACAATTTTATATGTATAATTATTATGTAAACTATAAAGGAGGTATATTCCAATGCCAATGAAGTCTAAGTATGAAAAGAAAGATGAGAACTTTGTACCTGATGTAACTATAGATGAAGAGATGATTAAGGAAGATAAGGCACGACTTGAAAAAATGACTTATATGGTTTTAGTGTCGAATCTTGCACTGAGAATAGGACCCGGCTTTAACTATGATAAGATAGGTATAGCCCCATTCAGTGATGTAGTGGTTGATAAAGTTGAGAATAATTTTGGTAGACTTGCAGATGGTTCTGGTTGGATTTGTTTAGACTACGCAAAAAGGATAAGATAATGCACGATACTATTTCTTTTACACCGGCTCAATTATATACATTTTTAATTGCGCTGTGCGGCGCTATAGTTACTATATCTGCCGCAGTTACGGTGATTATTAGAGTTATTCAAAAAGCTAAACAGCCAGAAGAGTCTCAAAACAAGAGGATTGAATCGTTGGAAAAGAAAGTGGAGAGATTTGAACAACTTTTTGATAACGACAATAAAAGACTTATCGAATTAGAAAAGGGGAATAGAGTAATGCAACAATCTATGTTAGCATTATTATCTCATGCACTAAACGGAGATGATGTAGATAGTCTAAAGAAAGCCAAAGAAAATCTACAAAACTATCTTATAGATAAGGAGAATATACTATGAAACTTCCTGACCGTGTGTATAATTTTTTGAAATGGACTTGTCTTATAGCACTGCCCGCACTTTCAGTTGCGTATTTTGGGTTAGCTAAGATATGGGGACTACCATACGAAGCTGAGATACCTGCTACATTAGATGTAATAGCAGTACTTATAGGTTCACTGATACGTGTATCACAGTACAATATAGACAAGGAAAACAAGGATGCAAGTGTATGATTTTACAAATCCCGAATTAGCGTATTTTCGTGAACAGTGTAATTTTACTCAAGATGAATTAGAGTATTTCAATCTACGCTCAAGCGGTATGTCTAATGTGCAAATATCACTAACTATGAATGTCAGTGAAAGTAAGGTTAGTAAACTTGCAAAGAAAGTAAAATCTAAAATATTGCGAGTACTCTAGTACTATACATACCCTTTCTCACCGAGAGCACCTGGCGCCAAACAGGTGCTCTTTTTTCGTGCAATTTTTGTACAGTTTTTGAACAAGTTAGACAACTGAATATTACATATACTCTAAGTATAAATCTAAAAGGAGTACAGACTATGAGAGATATTAGTGAAGAACTGGTTAACATAATGTCACAGAATAATTGCTCATCTGTCTGTGCTCTTTTTGCGTTAAAGGAGAGTAACAATGTTTGTACAGTACAATCCGAATCCCCAAGGAAATTATGTAGGGGATTGTGTAATAAGGGCAATAGCGAAAGTAACAGAGAAAGATTGGGATAGCACATATCTTGCTGTAGCTATGCAAGGATTTGCTATGAAAGATATGCCCTCAGCTAATCATATATGGGGAGCATATTTAAAGAGTCAAGGTTTTAAACAGTATGCACTGCCTAATACGTGTCCGGACTGTTATACAGTTCAAGACTTCTGCGAAGACTACCCAAGCGGAGTGTATTTGTTAGCTACAGGTAGTCATGTAATAGCTGTAGAAGACGGTAACTATTTTGACAGTTGGGATAGTGGTAGTGAGATACCTATTTACTATTGGAAAAGAGAGGAGAATTAAAGATGGCTATTTATAACTATGGTTTACCAATGCCAAACTATCAAGTACCGGCTACTTATCAACAGCAGTACCCAATTCAGCAGACAGTATCTAACACACCTATCAATAACAATTCATCAGCTAGCATTATATGGGTGCAAGGTGAAGCTGGAGCTAAAGCATATCCAGTAGCACCTGGAAATAGTGTGCTGTTAATGGATAGTGAAAGTGAGTGCTTCTATATTAAATCGACTGATACTAGCGGAATACCAATGCCACTGAGAGCATTTACATATACAGAAATAGTACAAACTCAACAAGAACCTGAAAGAGAATCTATAGATACTTCTCAATTTGTAACTAGAAGTGAGTTAGATGAAATAAGAGCTATGATAAATGATTTAAAACCTAAGACTATGAGTAAGAAGGAGAGCAAAGATGAACAAACTGTATCAAGAAACGCAAAGCAATAACCTTATGAATAAAGCACAGCAGTTAGTACAGCAGTTGAATGTACCTCAGCAGATGCAGAACGACCCACATCAAATCGTAGACTTCTTAGTACAGAGTGGTCGTATAAATCAAGAAGCTGTTAATCGTGCTATGCAGATGGCTCAAAGGATGGGCATTAAGTTATAGGTAATACTTGCAAGATTACATAAATAAATTAAAAGGAGGATAATACTATGTCATTATCTAATGGTTCTAACGAACTTGTAATGCCAGTCGCTCCAATGTACGGTGGAGGCTACGGTGGTGGCTTCGGTGGATTTGGCGGAGACGGTTGGTGGATTATTCTACTTCTCTTATTTGCCGGTGGCGGATGGGGAAATGGATTCGGTGGAGGTTACGGAAACATGCAGTTAGGTTATGATTTTCCTTGGCTTCTTAATGGACAGTCTGGAATTAACAACAACACAAACACCGGATTCCAGAACGCTATGCTCAATGATAACATCACTTCTATTAGAGATGGTATTGCTTCACTGAGTACTCAGCTTTGCAACTGCTGTGGAGATATGCAGATGTCACTTGCTAATGGCTTTGCAAATGTAGAGCAGGGAGCAAATGCAAGACAGATGGCTAATATGCAGACAGCATTTGGTATTCAGAGTCAGATAGCTCAGGCAAGTGCTGATAACAGACTTGGTATTGCAGGTATTGGTTCTGATATTGCAAGAGAAGCTTGCGCAACAAGAACAACAGATACACAGAATACTCAGGCAATTCTTAATACTATCAATGGTGGTATTCAGTCTATTAAAGACCAGCTCTGCCAGGATAAGATAGATTCTAAGAATGATGAGATAGCTAACCTTCGTCAGCAGGTAGCTATGAAAGACCTTGCCGCTTCACAGGTTGCACAGAACGCATTTATTGCACAAGGTTTCAGCAACGAAGTAGACCAGCTTTATAACAGACTTAATAGTTGTCCTGTTCCTACTACTCCTGTATATGGAAGAACACCTATTTTCACTTGCAACAATAATGGTTGCGGATGTGGTTGCGGACAGTTTTAGTTAGTAATTTACCTATAGAGCAAACATCTTTTCATTAAATTGAAATGTTTAGTATTTTACTAATATTGTTTACATCTCTAATATAATATGATAGACTGTTATATAATCTATTACAATATGTTGGAGGTGTATTATGTCAAAGTTAATTGATATTACGGGAAATAGATATAATAATTTAACTGTTATTGAACGTGTAGCAAATAATATACGAGGTCAATCTCGTTGGAAATGCTTATGTGATTGCGGTAATTATACAGAAGTTACATCTAATAATTTAAAATCCGGTGCAGTTAAAAGTTGTGGATGTTTACGACATATACCAAAATACAAACATAATTTATCACACACAAAATTATATCGTGTGTGGGCTGGAATGAAACGTAGATGTTATTATCGAAATGATAAAAGCTACAAAAATTATGGTGGTAGAGGTATACATATCTGTGATGAATGGGTTAATGATTTTGTAAACTTCTATAATTGGGCTATACAAAACGGCTATGAAGAAGGATTAACTATTGAACGCATAAATAATGATGAAAATTATTCACCCAATAACTGTACCTGGATACCTAAATCAGAACAAGTAAATAACAGACGAAATTGTATACTATATACATATAATAATAAAACTCAAAACTTAAAACAGTGGTGTGATGAACTTAACTTAGATTATGGTTTAATGCATGATAGAATACGCAGTAAAGGTTGGAGTTTTGAAAGGGCTATATCTACACCTTGTAATATCAAGAAACGCAATAATAAATCGAAACGAGGTAAATAAATATGGCGGAATTTACAAAAAACGAAATTCAGCTTGTTCAGCCTAATCAAGTTGTAACACTTAATACAACAATAGGTTGTCCAAAAGGTTATGTCATTCATAGAAATGGCAGTGGAATTGTAACTCTACGTGGTATTACTAATAACTGCTTTGCACGTTATCAAGTCACTTTCAATGGCAATATAGCAGTGCCTGAGGGCGGAACAGTAGGTCCTATCAGTATTGCTATAGCCATTGACGGTGAACCAGTGCTTACTAGCAGAGCAATAGTAACACCGGCGGCAGTAGATAATTACTTTAATGTAACGTCTACAGCAATAATAACAGTTCCAAAAGGATGTTGTTTCAATATAGCAGTAGAGAACACAAGTGAAAGTGCTACTCCAGGAACAACACCTGCACCAGCAATAAATGTACAGAACGCTAACCTAGTAGTTAGTCGTATCGCATAAAGGAGGTAATCGTTATGTCTAAGAGAATGTATGAAGATTTAAAAGAAATCCTTTGTCACGAACTTAACGAGATAACTCGAAGAGGCGATATTGACAAGGAAAGTCTTGATGATGTCTATAAACTTTCATCAGCTATAACAATGGTAGAAAGTCTTATGAAGAAAGACAAGCAGATGGAAGAAGGCACTTCTAATCATATGCCAATGTGGTCATATGAAGGAGGAAATAATAATGCTATGTCTAATACTTCTTATGAACGTGGTACTACTGATGGTCGTGACGGTGGCAGAAGTCGTGCTTATAGAGGAGATAGCAACGATTATAGCCGAGACAATTATGAAGACAACGACAGCTATAGAAGAGGTCGTGGAGCAGACGGAAGATATGTAAGTCGTGATTCATATGACAGTTATGACAGAGGTTCTTATGATTCATATGATAGCTATGAACACGGCTATAGCAGACATACCGCAGAACAAAAGGTAGCAGAAAAGTTAGATGATATTCTCAAAACTACTGAAAGTCCTAAGGTAAGAGAAGCTATAGAACAAGCTATGAGAAAAATTAAACATCAGTAAGAGGTGATATTATGTTAGATATGGAGTTAATAGAAGACAGCATAGCAGAACTTGAGCAAGACGCTACAAGCTACGAGAATTGTATTAGACTTGCTAGCTTATATATTTGTCGTGAAATAAATAAAAATCGAAATATGAGTGCGCTAGACACGTCAAACAACGTGTCACACGATAGCAACGATTTGTTTTCTACATATAATAAGTATATAGATGCAAAAATGCGTTATCAACAATATGAAGTCGTGGATAAAATGCTTATATATGCTATGTCAAATCTATGTCACGAATTGACAGACTTCATATCTAACTTATATCATAATACAGAAACTACAGCAGAAAGAGCTTTAATAGTAGAAATGATAAATAATTTGAGAAGTGCTATATAATGTAGCACTTCTTTTTTTATGTGTTGACAATGAAATAATGTCGTGATATAATGTTTACGTGTTGAAGAACAGCACGCAAACAAACTATGAAAAGGAGAAAACTATGATAACTATTAGAGTAGATGAGAGCAATAGATGTGACGTAGAGTATTCTATGTATATCTCATTTGACTACAATCAAAAAGTGGTTGACATAATACGTCAGTTGCCTACACGTTATTGGAACCCAGATAACAAAGAATGGGAAGTACCGTTGAAAAAGCTACAATATCTATTAGAAGCATTTAGTGATTTTGATATTGAGTTAACAGGTAAGTATGTATCATTTGAACAGCCTAAAGTAGAACTGCCTAGTGACTTCTCATTTAAGACAAACCCATATGAGCATCAAATAGAGGGATTCAATTACGGATTACAGCATACTAGATGGCTTCTTGGTGATGAAATGGGACTCGGTAAGACTAAACAAGTTATAGATATAGCAGTTGCAAAGAAACTGATATATGGATATGAGCATTGTCTTATAGTTTGCGGAGTTAATGGTCTAAAGTGGAATTGGTATAATGAAGTTAAGACTCATTCAAATGAACAGCCTTTCATACTCGGTCAGCGCAGAAGAAAGAATGGCAATTTAGTCATTGGTAGTGCAAATGATAAAATGTCCGATGTATTTGATATAGATGAACTTCCATATTTCATTATCACTAATATTGAGACTATGCGTAATCAAGACATTGTTTCAGAACTTGTAAAGTTATGTAAGTCTAAGAAGATAGGAATGATTGCATTTGATGAGTGTCATAAAGCTAAAGACCCTAACAGTCAGCAAGGCAAAGGAATGTTAAAGCTACGTGCAGAGACACAGATAGCTATGACTGGTACTCCTCTTATGAACACTCCGCTTGACTTATTCTTTATTCTCAAGTGGCTTGGTTATGAACAAAACTCTTTCTATAAGTTTAGAAATCATTATTGTGTGATGGGTGGATTCAATAATTATCAAATAGTTGAGTACAGACATCTTGATGAATTACAGGAAAGACTTAATGAGATAATGCTTAGAAGACTTAAAGAAGAAGCATTAGACTTACCTGAGAAGACTTATATTGATGAGTATGTTGAGCTAACTCCAAAGCAAGCTAAGATTTATAAAGAAGTGTCAGCAGAGATTAAAGATAATATAGATAAGATTAAGTCAGCACCTAATCCATTAGCAGAACTTATTAGAATGAGACAAGCTACTGGATATACGGGTATCTTATCTTCTACTATTCAAGAGTCAGCAAAGCTAGACAGAATGGAAGAACTTGTAGAAGAAGCTGTAGAGAGCGGTAAGAAAGTAGTTGTGTTTTCTAATTGGACTCAAATGACAGCACCTATAGCACAGAGATTAGCTAAATATAACCCTGCTGTAATAACAGGTGAAATAAATGCTGATACAAGACAACAGATGATAGATAAGTTTCAAAAGAATAATTCATGCAAAGTAATACTAGGCACATCAGGAGCTATGGGTACAGGAATTACATTAACAGCGGGCACAGTAGAGATATTCTTAGATGAGCCTTGGAATATGGCACTTAAAGAACAGTGTGTAGATAGATGTCACAGAATAGGACAGACACAGAATCTTACTATCTATACAATAATGGCTAAAGATACTATAGATGAACGTGTGCATGACATAGTTTTATCTAAGGGAGAGCTTAGTGACGCTATAGTAGACGGAGTAATTAAACAAAATAAAGAACAGATGCTTGACTTCTTATTAAGTTGACAATGTTTAAATAGCGTGATATAATGTTTAATGTAAATGTTTAGAAGAAAGGAGTGATAAAATGGCAGAGCGCATGTTAAAGGCTGTAGAAGTTGCACTATTATTAAATATAAGTGTACCTACATTAAGTAACTGGTACAAGTTTAAGCGACTTCACCCAGAAGATGAAATGTGTCAGTATCTTCCAGAACCTGAGCAGAAATCGACTCGACAGACACGTTACTGGAAAGAGTCAGATATTTCAAAGCTGTTAGTATTTAAGTCTCAAATAGTAATGGGACGTAACGGTTTTATGGGCAGTGTAACGCAGAAGTATTGCAAGAAAGGAAATAAATAAAATGAAAAAACTCTTAACACTCTTAAAACGATATGACTGGAAAAACTACATAATATATTATAGTTTAGTGGGCTGTTCGTTAGCATTTATCATTTGGGTATTATTAAGTTATGTTAACATAATAGCCCACAATACTTCCGGAGACGGTACATATGATTATTGGAAGTACAATGCTATAGTAATGTTAGTTAATCTTTTCAAAAGAATACTAGGCAAATAAGGAGAATAAAAAGATGGCAAGAATAAAAATAGAATCTACAGACGTGGTGTCAACACATACACTAGACGAACTTATACCAGCATATGCAGAAAATAAAGCTATGCTAGAAGATTATAAGAAACTATGTAGTGTTGAAAATGAAGAGATTAAAGCACTTATGACAGAAGATACGTATGAGACAGGTGGTTACAAAGCTACAAAATCAGTGTCAAGTAGAGACAGCTTAAATGAAGATAAGGTGTTAGCTACTGTTGATGATGAACTTAGGGAATATTTTAATAAGAATAATATAATCAAGACTAAAGAATATATAGATATAGATAATCTTGAGTCGCTTATATATGCATTAAATAATAAGCAAGATGATGAAAGCAAGCGCCTTAAAGATAATCTCATATCTTTATTAGATAAATGTACAGACAGAAAAGAAGTAGTAACCTTAAGAATAGGTAAGATAAAGAAGGAGACGAAATGAGTATTATTTTAAGCATTGCTTGGTTTATATTTGGATTTATTATTGGAGCAATAACAATTATTGGAATTGCTTGTATAGTAACTGATATAAGAGAGGAGAAACGTAATGGCAAGAACAAAGAAAGCTGAGTATGTCAGTAAAGCTACAACTACATTGATAAAAGCCTCATCACGTGCCAGTATAAAAATATCTGAAAGTTATTATACGGTAGAATATTGTGAGGAGCGAAGTATACCTGAAGACTGTGATATAGAGAAAGAACGTACATTCTTATGGGACACCGTTAACGGTGAAGTAGACTCACAGATAGAAGAAATATTACAAGCATACGGCAATAAAAGAAAGTAGTTGACAATATCGTTGTATCATGTTAATATACTATTGTCTAGTGTTCAAGTAAGCACTATCGGGTAGAATTACCCGAGCCCCACAAATAGGTTAGCTGAATTATGCCGGATTCAGCTATGAACCTCATAATTCAGCTAACCATAGCTTATGTGATTGAGTGCGGCATCACTCTTTTGCATGAGCTATTTTATTTTACAAAGGAGATTAAAATGCGTTATTCAATTTTAGGATTTAATCAAGAAGAGTTAATTAAATATGATATAGATATGACAGACGTATTGCTAATGGACTATATACAGAACGCGGTGTCACAGCCAAGTATGATAAAGACCACTAAAGATGAACAGCCATATGTGTGGTTGAAACATTCTAAAATACTTGAAGATTTACCTATACTTAATATTAAGGAAAGTATGCTAAAAAAGAGACTAGCAAAATTAGTAGAGTTGGGACTAATAGACTGTATAAACACAGCAAGCGAACACAAAAGAGGCTCACGCTCATATTATACTATAACAGAACAATTTGAAGCACTACAAATGACCGAGTGTAAAAAATTATCTCTGGTCGAGCGACCAAGTGTAAAAAATTATACTTCTAATAATAAGTTAAATAATGATAATAAGTTAAATAAATCTATATCTAAAGATATAGATACAGATTTTGAATTCGGTTATAGTAAAAAATCTAAAACTAAAAAACCATCACTCTATGATAAATGTGTTAGTATGATAAATGATTTTACAACAGATACTATCTTAGCAAAGAAATTAGTAGATGCTTTAAATCTATTCTTAGAAAATAGTAGAGAAGCAAATACACCATTATATAGTAATCATTTTAAAGGTAAGTTAAATGCTCTGAGTAAATTATCAGACGATACTATAACACAACGTAAGATAGTACAGCAGACATTAGATAATGGTTGGAATAATTTCTATGAGTTAAAGACAGATAAGAGAAAAAGTAATAATACCCACGATAGATTAAATGAGAGTGGTGACTTATATGTAGAGCATAGTGATAAACGAAAGGAGATAGAGAAGTTTGGAAACGAGAAATACTGAATGTTGGTATAAAGATACTTGTAAAGATGACTGTGATACATGTGCAGTATTCTTTCAAATGAAGTATCAAATGGAGCATAGTGGTTTGCCTAAAGCAAAGCAGAAACCTATAGCTTTATATCTAACAGAAGATAACAGCGGAGATAAGAAAGCATTTAATCGACTAGCAGAGATACGAAAAGATATAGTAAACTTTGTAGAGCAAGGTAATAATCTGTATATCTGTAGTAATCGAACAGGTAACGGTAAGACAAGTTGGGCAATTAAAATGTTACATACATACTTTCATTACACAGCAATAGGTAACTATGATAATCTTAAAGGTATGTTTGTCAGCACAGCAGAGTTATTATTGCAGTTGAAAGACTTTAATAACCCATTGCCTAAATCATATATAGAGAATCTAAAGAATGTAGACTTGGTTGTGTGGGACGATATTGCACTAACTAATATGTCCGCATATGACTATGCTCAATTCTACAGTATAATTGATAGACGTATACTAGCCGAGAAATCTAATATCTTCACTACTAATTGTACAGATGTAAAGAAGTTAGCAGAATTGATAGGTGCAAAGACAGCTAGTAGGATTTACTATACGAGTGAAGTAATAGAATTAAAGGGAAAGGATATGAGATAGATGGTTGCACTACAGATATTAAGTCAAGTTTTACAGACAAAAGATATATCTATCATAGAATCTAATCAGTTGACAGCAGATTATTTTCCGGAGTATAAAGAAGAATATGAGTTTATTGTTGAGCATTATAAAGAGTACGGTAATGTTCCAGATGTTGCTTCTTTCTTATCTCAGTTTAACAGCTTTGAGGTTGTTGAGGTTAATGAGAGTGAGCAGTATCTTATTGATACTATTAGAGAAGAATATCTCTATAGCCAGACAGTTCCGATTGTACAGAATGTAGCTAAACTCATGAAGACCAATAGCAATAATGCTGTCGAGTATCTTATGCAAGCTATGAAAGATTTACAGCCGGATTATAAATTAGGTGGAACAGATATTATTTCGCAAGCTACAGATAGATATAATGCTTTTATAGATAGACGTGATAATCAAGAGAATTGGTTCTTTACAACAGGCTTCCCGGAGTTAGATGATATAATACACGGTATCAATAGAAAAGAGGAACTGTTTGTTATCTTTGCACGACTGAATCAAGGCAAATCATGGATACTTGAAAAGATAGTCACGCACATATGGGAGATAGGTTTTAATGTTGGTTATATCAGTCCTGAGATGGGCGAACTAAGTATAGGCTACAGATTTGATACACTGCATAAGAACTTTAGTAATAATGGGCTTATGTGGGGTAAGAAAGATTTTGATGATAAGAGTTATAAGAAATATATTGATGAATTAAAAAATCGTACCAATAAGTTTATAGTTGCTACTCCATTAGATTTTAAGAATCATATCACTGTAACAAAGCTAAGGCACTTTATAAAGAAGCATAAGTTAGATGTATTAGCAATAGATGGTATAACATATCTAAGTGATGAACGTGGTAAGAGAAATGACAATAAAACCACTTCCTTAACTAATATAAGTGAAGACTTGAAAATGCTTAACATGGAATTAGGAGTACCTATCTTAGTCGTTCAGCAAGCTAATAGAAACGGAGCAGTTGATAAAGATAGTGATGATTTACCAGAGCTTGAGAGTATTCGAGACAGTGACGGCATTGGTCATAATGCTACAATCGTCTTAGCACTAAAGCAAGGTCCGGATGGAATTATGACACTGCAAGTAAAGAAGCAAAGAAACGGTAGAGTAGGTGACAAGATAAGTTATAGATGGAATCCAGATATAGGTGAGTTCATAAGTGAATCTAGCGGAAGTATTGAGCATAAGACAAAGAGAAAGATAGAGAAGAAGGAGGATGTGTTCTAGTGAGTGCGTATAAAGAGTTGTTGATTATGGAAGAAGATGATGGTTGTGATGAAGACGGAAAGCCAATTATACGAACCATAACACCACGCTGCCCGCAGTGTGATAGCAGATTTAATTGGATAACTAAGCGTGATGTGGGAATGAAAGTAGTATGCCCTAGATGCGGAAGTTTATTGATAGTGAGGTATTAAAATGGAGTCAGTGAGAAATCATAAATCAAAACATAATAAAGCTATGTGTCGTAAATGTGCATATCATAGAAACATGAGCAATAGCACATACTGTATATGTAATTATGCATGTGTTACTGGTCAAACGTGTCTTCATAAGACAAAAAACGGTGTTGAAGACAGACGTGGCGAAGATTATAATGATTGTAAATTATTTGTAAAAGGAGCGCCGGTACGTAATGAAAGTGAAATGTGGTAAGATAGTCGAAGCAACAGAGTATGAACTCTATGAGTTTTGGTTAAAACATTGGAGTGATTTTATGGGGTTTGATGATTATAAGAGAAGAATGATAACAAAGGGTGTGAAGATAATTGAAGATAAATGATACTATCATAAATGCAGACTGTGAAGAAGTATTAACGGAGTTGCAGAGACAATTATCAATCAATCACATACCATACTTACAACGATTGCAAGACAGCGGTAAAGATATAATGGTTCAGTGTCCGTTTCATGGTAATGGGCAAGAGAATAGACCATCTGCCGGAATACGAAAGAGTGATGGTATGTTTCACTGCTTTGCGTGTAATGAAGTACACACACTGCCCGAAGTAATATCATACTGTTTTAACAAAGATGATATGTTTGGTAAGTGGGGTATGAAATGGTTAATACAGAACTTTGCAACGGTACAAATAGAGGAGAGACAAGATGTTGAAATTGATATGGAACGTAATAACACTACCAATAAAAATAATGTTTTGGGTAGGAGTATTTCTAGTGAATCTAATACTTTCGTGAGTGAGGAAGAATTAGACAGCTATAGATTTTATCATCAGTATTGGAAGACACGAGGAATAGTAGATGAGAATATCATAGACTTGTTTGACTTAGGATATGATATTAAGACAAGATGTATAACTATGCCAGTGCGAGATGCTAATGGAAACTGTTTGTTTGTAGCAAGACGTAGTATAGACAGAAAATGGTTTAACTACCCAAAAAACGCTGAAAAACCTTTATATGGTCTATATGAGTTACGAAAAGCACACATTCAAACAAAAAAATTGTTTATAACTGAATCTATGATAGACGCAATATTATTATGGCAGTCGGGTAGATATGCAGTAGCTTTGAATGGTTTAGGCAGTGAAAAGCAATTTAAACAATTAAGACAGTTGCCTATACGACATTATGTATTAGCTACTGATAATGACAGTGCAGGAGAAAAAGCAAGAGATAGATTGCGATTTAATGTGTGTGGTAAATTATTCACTGAAATAGATTTCCCAAAAGGCATTAAAGATATAGGTGAATGTGATGAATGGCAACTTAATAATATAGAAAGGTGGGAGGTTTTCTGATGATATATACATTTTGGGAAGGTAAGATGCCAGCTTATATTAAATTATGTATGCAAACATGGAAACATGATTATACAATGCTAACATATGATAATCTAAATCAATATACAGATTTACCCATAAGTGAATTACGTAAACATTTTACATTACCACAAGTAGCAGATATAGTAAGAGTTCATGTACTTAGAGATAATGGTGGATATTGGTTAGATACAGATACCATTATGATTACAGATGAGTTACCTACAGAAAACATGATGGGATATGTAGAAGAACGAACAAACACTATCGGATATTTATATACAGAACCTAATTCAGAAATGTTTAGAAAGTGGGCTAAATATCAAGATAACATAATTGATAGTGCAGATTTAGATATAACACCTTTATCTTGGGATATAGTAGGTAATAGATTTACTGACCCATACGTTTTAAACCATAAAGAAATATCCATCTGTGATGTATCTAATAAGTGGGCTGAAACTTATATGATAGATGGAGATATATCAAGACCTGATAAGTATAAATATCTTTATTTTGTAGAATCTTATCATCTTTCAGATTTAAAACCAACAAATATGCTTATGCTACATAATTCATGGACTCCGAATTGGTATAAGTTATTAAGTAAAGAGCAGATATTAGATAATACTTGTACTATGTCAAATATATTAAGGGAGGTTACAAAGTGAAATACATTATAATGTGTGGTGGTGAATATAAGAAATGGGAAACACCAAGACAGTTGTTAAAGATAAATGGAGAGACAATAGTAGAAAGAACAATACGAATGTTGAAAGAGCATGACATCGATGAGTATGACATAGCTATCAGTTCTAATAATGATATATTCTTACAGTTCGGTGTACAGCTATTAACTCACGAGAATAAATATGTAGCGTATGAATATAATAAATGTGACAGTTATTGGTGTGATGCTTTTTATCCAACAGAAGAGCCAGCATGTTATTTGTTTGGAGATGTAATTTATTCTCAAGAAGCTATACAGAAGATTATAGATACACAAACAGATGATATAGAGTTTTTTGCTAGTGCTCCACCATTTGATAAACGATTCTATAAAGAGTGGGCAGAACCATTTGCACTGAAAGTAGTTGACCAGAGACATCTAAGACAGGCTATATCTTTAGTAAAGCTATATGACCAACAAGGTTTGTTTGCTAGAAAGCCTATCATGTGGGAGCTTTGGCAAGTAATAAAAAAGACACCGCTAAACAAGATTGATTATACTAACTATACCGTGATAAATGATTATACTTGTGATGTGGATGAACCAAGTGACATAGATAAGATTTTAAAGATGGTAGGTTTGGAGTGGATAGAATGAAGTATATGATACATAGCTGTGAAGCAAGACTGTGGTATGTTGATAATTATTTAATACCAAGTATGCTAGCACAAGGAATTAAAGAAGAAGATATTTATAATTATATAGATACTAAACATGAAGGTAATTTAGTGTCATGGGTAGTATCGTGTCATAAGTCATATGAGATGTGGGGAGAGCAGAATGTGTGGCATCTTCAAGATGATGTCATCATATGTAGAGATTTTAAGGAACGTACAGAACAGCTAGAATCTCAAGACGGAATAGTTTGTGCGTTTACATGTTGTTATGATGAAGGCAATATCGCACCAGGATTAGGTACACCAAAGAATCATATGTGGTGGAGTTTTCCATGTATACGAATACCTAATAAGATAGCAAAAGAAATGGCTGTATGGGCAGACATCTATGTATGGCGAGATAATCAATATGGTTTTTGGGTACGCAGAAAAAAGGGTGATGATTTAGTATTTAAAGTATTTGTAGAGAGCTACTATCCTAATGAACCCGTATTAAATCTAGCTCCTAATTTAGTAGACCACATAGACTATCTGTTAGGTGGCTCAACAGTTAACAAACAACGTACTCAAGCTAATGTTAGAAGTTTGTATTTTGACGATACAGACTTAGTGAACGATTTAATGGAGGCTATAGCGAATGATACTTGTAATAGGTGATAGAAATGATTTAGATAATTTTATTAAAGCAAAGGAACATTTGATGGATACTGAAAAGCATCATCACATATACGGTACAAAGCATATAATAACTCTGCCCGAAATAGCAGAAATGTTTCCTTTTGAAGATAAGCAGTTTGTAGATTTGATATTACATATATTATCATACTGTAATATAATATACTGTTTAAAAAGTTGGGAAGTAGATAATGATGCTAGACTATATCACGACTATTGTGACAGTAACGGCTACAAGATTATATATAGCAAAAAATATTAGTTGACATGTTTATTATATCGTGATATAATCTTTAATGTAATTAAGTTTACACTCTAAAAACTATGAAAAGGAGAACGTACTATGAAAACAAATGAATACTACAGACATAAGTGGAACAAATATGTTTCAAAGGTAACTAATGTAAAGCGTGACAAAGTAGAGTTAACTGTTGTTAATTCTGGAGTAGCTGAGGTAATAGCTAAGGATGATTTTGAATTGAACTATGAGCCGGTGCTTACTATCTATCAGTGGAGAAAAACAATCGAAGCATTATATCCGTTTGCTGAGATATTATTTGTCGGGGATACTATTCAAATAAATGTTGAGGATAGTAGAATAGATTTTAGATTAACTAATAATCTATCTAACCAACGACTAATAGCACGTTTTACTGATGATTTAAAAGAAGCTATGGATTTATATACTAATACATTAGAGTTTTTAGTAGAGGATGCTGAAGAAGCAATTAAGTTGTTTGCAGAGCTATTTGAGGATGACGAAGAATAGCTTTAGCATAAAGCCATAAACTATAAAAACTATGAAAGGAGAAAAACTATGGCACGATTTAACGCAGGAGATGCAGACAAGTATGGTGGTAATGGAGGGGGTGGATATTTCTCTCTCAAGAATGACAAGGATGTAGCAACAGTAAGATTTCTGTATAACTCAGCAGATGATGTTGAAGGATATGCTGTACATGAAGTAGAGCTTGATGGTAAGAAACGCTACGTTAATTGTCTTAGAGAATACAATCAGCCTATTGATGATTGTCCATTCTGCAGGGCTAAGAAGTTTCAGGTAGCAAAGCTGTTCGTACCGCTCTATAACGAAGACGAGGATAAGGTACAAGTTTGGGAGAGAGGTAAGAAGTTCTTTAGTAAACTTTCCTCAGTACTTTCAAGATGGGGTGCAGACCCTATATGTTCGCAGACTTTTGAGATTGAAAGAAATGGTAAACCAAAGGAGACTACAACTACATATGAGATTTATCCTACTAAAGACAAGCCTGATGACACTATACTTGATGACTTTGATATGCCTAATATTCTTGGTGGTATAGTGCTTGATAAGTCAGCAGAAGATATGGAGTTCTATCTTGAAAACGGATATTTTCCGCCAGAAGATGATGAGCCAGTAAGACGTAGAAGCTCAAGACGTGATGAAGAGGAAGAAGCTCCGACACGTAGAGAGTCTAGTCGTAGAAGTGGAAGACGTACACCAAGTGATTCATTTTAATAAGGAGACTGTTTATGGGAACTATTGATTTATTCGATATGCCTATGCGTAAGAATGATAAGTCAAAAGATATGAAAATTGCCAAGCAGTCTAAAGTAAACAAAGCTACCCCCACTGTAATACGTGGGGGTAGTAGTCTACTAGACAGAATTTCCTCAGCGCAGAAACTTGTTGAAAGTAAACTAGGTCATTTAAAAGATGATTTCATGCTTATTCAAGATAAGGTTACTTTGTGTGATTATCTTAACGAATGTAGGAAAAATAAAGTTATAAGTATAGATACAGAGACAACTGGACTTGACCCGTTGTTAGATATGATAGCCGGTATATGTATATATACACCAAATCAAAAAAGTGCATATATACCAATAAATCATATAAGCTATATAACTAATATGAAAATACCAAATCAGTTAAGTCCAGATATTATAGTACCGCAGTTCACTAGATTGTTAGATACTAATGTTGATGTAATAATGTTTAATGCGGATTTTGATGTGCGAGTGCTGAGAAATCTAGGTGTGAATAATATCTATTGTACATGGGATTGTTATCTAGCGCAGAGACTACTTAATGAAAATGAACTGGTTAACAAATTGAAACCGCTTCACACAAAGTATGTGCTTAACGGAAAAGAAGATGAAGCATTTTCGTTTGGTGATTTATTTAAAGGAATACCATTTACAATGGTGCCATTAAAGACAGCAGTGTTGTATGCCGCTAACGACCCTAAGATAACATATGAATTATATGATTATCAAAGACAGTTTCTTAGGGAAGATAACGAAAGAGAAGATATGCGCAGACTATATTGGGTTATGAAAAATATAGAGATGCCATGTGTAGATGCAACAACTAAGATGGAAGATAACGGAGTGTTGATTGATTTAGATTATCAACAAGAGTTATCTGTAAAGTATAATAAGCTACTTGAAGACAAGCTAGAAGTGTTTTATAACGACTTAAAACAGTATGATGATAAAATAGCTAAGTATAAAGCTAAAACGCAAAATAACAAGCTAGACGAGCGTATAAACATAGCAAGTCCAGTTCAATTAGCTATACTATTATATGACATTATAGGTGTAGATGTAGTAGATAAAAAGAATCCAAGGGGCACCGGTGAGGATATACTGAGTAAGATAGATTTACCTATTGCTAAAGATATACTAGAGTATAGAACATTATCAAAGCTAGTTGATACATATATTGATAAACTTCCTAATTGTATAAATCCTAATGATGGAAAGATACATTGTAAGTTCAATCAATATGGTGCAGATACAGGAAGATATAGCAGTTCTAATCCTAATCTACAGAATATACCTAGTCATAATAAAGACATACGAAAGATGTTTGTAGCAAGTCCGGGCTATGTGTTGATGTCTAGTGATTATTCACAGCAGGAGCCATCTTGTTTGGCAACCTTCTGTAAAGAAGCCGGTGCAGAGAAATTATTTAATGCAAGATTTAATGGAAATGATTTATATAGTGAAGTAGCAAGTGCCTGTTTTAATATACCGTATGAGCAGTGTTGTGAGTTTGATGAAAATGGACATAAAAATCCTGCTGAATATAAAGAACGTAGAAATCAAGCAAAGCCAATTCTATTAGGCATTTTGTATGGCAGAGGTGATGAGAGTGTTGCAGAACAGCTTAATTGTTCATTAGAAGAAGCACAACGACTTAAAGCTAATCTGTTTAAGAAGTTTCCTGAGATACGTCAGTTTGAGCAGGACTCATTATCTATGGGGCAAAAATTAGGCTATGTAACTACAGTATGTGGTAGAAAACGTAGACTGCCCGATTTGCAGTTAGATGAATATGAGTTTAAATGGAAAAATGGAGTTGCACCAGATAATGATTTATTAGACTTCGAAGATAATGTAGACCAAGAGATACCAGAGCGTACTATACGAAAGTATCTTACAAGACTACATAATTGCAGATTTAAGGAGAAACGTAAAATCTTTGAACAAGCTAATGCTGAAGGTATTTGGATAGTAGACAACGGAGCTAAAATATCTAAAGCAGTACGACAGACTGTTAATGCACGTATTCAAGGGTCAGCCGCAGACTTAACAAAGCTAGCTATGATAGACTTAAATAAGAATGAGCGACTTAAAGAGTTAGGCTTTAGACTTCTTATTCAAGTGCATGATGAGATAATAGCTGAGTGCCCAGAAGAGAATATGGAAGAGTGTTCTAAACTATTAGCAGATACTATGAGTAAAGCCGCAGAGAAGATATTAAAGATGCCATTTAGTTGTGACGTTGAAATTACAAAGAAGTGGTATGGAGAGGAGGTAGTATAAGTGAAACAAAGTGAATTATTTACTGTGGAAACTTCTAATGAAGATAAGAAATACAGTAAGAAGATTATGAAGCCTCAATATTTACCTAGTAATAAGATGCCAAAACTCGCTGAATTATATCAACCTAAAAAATATAGCAAACTTATTGCAACTATAAATAAATCAAATGTTACGGAAGAAGAAAAGAAGTTTCTAAGACTTGCCGCAACAAGACATATAATTTTCAACTATTCAAAGATAGCAGATTATTATGCTCATGCAAGTAAAGAGATGCAGGAACTTATGGAGCAATCAGCATTAGTGATTATAGATATTGATGATGCAATCGCAAATGGATATGTAAAACTTTCAAAAGATATTAAACAGATACTTGAGGAGAGCGGGGATGATACAAATAAGAAATAATTTTGTAGCGTTTATATTAACGCACGGCAGACCTGACAAAGTATATACATATAATACTTTACGTAATAATGGTTATACAGGACCTATAGTATTAGTACTTGATAATGAAGATGTGACTATTGATGAGTATAAACGTCTGTATGAAGCTAAGCCAAATACTGACATATATATATTTGATAAATTAGATATATCAAATCGTTATGACACTGTGGATAATAGTAGTGAAAGGCGGTCGATATTTTATGCTAGAAATGCGTGTTTTGAAATTGCTAACGATTTGGGCTACGATTATTTTTTAGAATTGGATGACGATTACACATGTTTTAGAAGTCGTTTAGATAATAATGGTAAGTTTGCCACTAAATATCATAGAGACCTAGATAGTCTGTTTGAGTGTGTATTACAATTTTTAGACACATCACAGGCTGACACTGTGGCATTATCGCAGACTGGAGATTTTATAGGAGGCATGGGCTCAAACGTATGGAAACAGCAGTTAGCAAGAAAAGCTATGAATTCATTTTTTTGCAATACACATAAGCCGTTTGCATTTATAGGCAGAGTTAATGAGGATGTTAACACATATGTAAATCTAGGTGGTAAAGGTAAATTGTTTTTTACTATAGCGAACGCATCATTGGACCAGTTGCAAACGCAAGCTAATTCTGGAGGTATGACGGAACTATATTTAAACTCAGGTACATACATCAAGTCATTTTTCACTATAATAACAAACCCGTCATGCACTAAAATATACACTATGGGAGATACACACAAACGTATACATCATATAATAGATTGGGAACATGCTGTACCTAAAATAGTCAGCGGTGATTTTAAAAAGTAAGGAGAATAAACTATGAAAATAAAAACTCAAGTGTTAAAAGAAATGTTAAGCAAAGCTGTGCAGGGAGCAGGTAATGATAAGATGATTCCAATAACTCAGTTAATAGGAATAAACGTTAACAATAATAGTATTATGTTAACTACATGCACTGGAAATGATTATCTGTATGTTATTGAAAGTTTAGATGATGCAGACGTAGAGGGTGAGATTGATGTAACACCATATGTAGAACAGTTTGCCAAGCTAATCTCAAAAATGACAAGTGAATATATTTATCTTGCTGTAAAAGATAATGGGCTTGAGGTTAAGGGTAATGGAACATACATGTTAGAGCTACAGCCAGATGAAGATGGCGAACTTATTATATACCCAGACCCATATCATTCATATATTAGCAGTAATAAGATTAAGTTTGCCAAAGATAAGATTAAGCTAGAAGATATAAAGCTAGCTATAGAATCTGTAAAACCATCACTTGCAAATACTGATGAGTTACCTGCAATTAAGAATTACTATGTTGGTGATAAGTTGTTAGCGACAGATAAGAAAAAGATAGCAAGCTATAACAAGCAAATTATTAACAGCAACGTCCTTATGTCATTAAAGTTAGTTGACTTATTAGGAATAATGCAAGATGATATTCAATACTATATTGCAGATGATGTGATGATATTCAAGACTGATAACTGTATTATCTATAGCTCACGTGGAGATGATGTAGAGGATTATCCTGTAGCAGTGTTAGATAAGTTAGTAACTCAAAAGTTTGCAAGCATATGTAAGGTAAATAAAAACAGCTTTATTGCACTTCTTGAAAGAATTACATTGTTTGTAGGTAAGTATGATGATAATGCAATACGTTTATATTTTGAGAAAGATGGTATAAGAGTTGCAAATAAGAGTAGAGATAGTAATGAGGTTATAGAGTATGTTAGCAGTACAAAATATAAATCTTATAACTGTGTTATAAATGCATCTATGTTGTTAGACCAGCTTAGAGCATATCGAGGAGATATTGTAGAGATACATTATAATAATGATAAAGCTATTAAGTTTGTAGATGAAGACTTAGTGCAGATAATAGCACTAATGATAGTATCATAAATCAAATTGCACTGATTAGAAATAGTCAGTGCAATTTTTATTTGACATATATAGTATATCGTGATATAATGTTTAATATCAAATAAAGTGTATTGTCGTAAGACAGAAAGGAGAAATAAATATGGCACTATATTGGAATTGGGAAGATAAGATAGGTGAAGCAGAGATATTTAATTATGATAAGGTAGTTACTTATCAACTATATCAAGGAAATGCTTTTCTAATCATACTGTATGAATATACAGATGAAGAGGGAAAAGATATGTATCAAATGTCAGGTTTCTTTACTGATGAGACTCATGCAAAGAGATGTTTAGGATTAGTTAAAGATACTGATAATATCTATAATACGGAATATCATAAGCTACAGAAGATACGCCTAAATAAGACCAAGTACAGATATACTAAGAAGCTAGTGGATATGTTAGTCAAGGCATTTGATAATATTACGATTGAATTGTATACAGAATAAAGGAGTATAAATAATGTCACGACAATCATTAAAAAATATAGTAAACCTGGTAGATGCACTCAAAGAAGATTTACCAGTAGAGCAATCATTCTTACACGACTTAACTAGGTCAATAGAGCTTACGGACGAGAAGAACTCTCGTCCAGGTTCTAAAGCATATAAGCCAAGCGGGATGAATTGTATTAGACAGAGTTATTATGTATTGACCGGAGCACAGGCTGATGAACATAGCTCTAATAGTACTATAGTAGGTATATGTGAGAGTGGTTCAGACAGACATGAAAGAATACAGCAAGCGGTAATAGATATGCAGTCTAATAATATGGACTGTGAATATATCAACGTAGCTGATTTTGTAAGACAGCGTGGACTAGATGAGTACTTAGATATAGTAAAAGAGCCAAACTTTGAAGCTGGTGAGTATGAAACAAAGTTATATCATAAGACACTTAATATGAGTTTTCTGTGTGATGGAATAATAAAGTATCATAGTCACTACTACATATTAGAGATAAAGACAGAGGCTAGTTTTAAGTTTGCAAATAGAAATGGAGTTGACCCATCACATTATCATCAAGCTATTGCCTACAGTATAGCGTTTGGATTAGATGATGTTATCTTCTTATATGAGTGTAGAGATAACTGCACTAAGAAGGCATTTATGTATCATGTTACTGATGATATGAAACAAGATTTAATAGGATATATAGAGACTTGTGATGAATACATTAAGAAGTTAAAAGTACCACCAATACCGAATGATGTACCTAAGAAGACATGCAGTTGGTGTGATTATAAAGAGAGGTGTAACATAGATGCATAATGAAAAAGGAATACAACGAGGAAAAGATTTTGAAGAGATAATCAAAAAAGGATTTTTAGCAGTACCAGATACTACAGTTGAAAGACTGCCAGACCCTACAAGTGGTTATTTGGGATATAGAAATCCTTGTGATTTTATCGTCTATCATTATCCGTATCAGTTTTATATAGAATGTAAAACAGTACATTCTCACAGACTTCCATTTACTAATGTAACATTCAATCAACGAACGGGAATGTTAGATGCTAGTAAGATAAAGGGAGTAGTAGCAGGTATCATATGTTGGTTCATACCTTGTGATAAAACATATTTTATACCAATAGAGTTATATGAGCGTTATAGACTAGACGGTGTAAAAAGTTTAAATGTAAATGCTCAAGATACAAGCGAGTGGGTAGAAATACATGGAACTAAAAAACGTATATTCTTTGATTATGATATGCAAAGATTTATAGAAACATGCATACTAGATGGTATGGGAGAAAGGAGATATTTATGAGAGTTGCAGAGATGCAGAAACTAGGATTGACTAAAATAAAGCCGTGCCCATTCTGTGGTGGGTTTAGTACATTAGCAAAGAAGTCAAAGACAATAATAAAAGGAGAGTTAGCATATACTACTTATGTATATTGCACTGATTGTCAAAGCAGAGGCAGAAGAGTGTTGCTCGGTGAAGATGAAAGAGATGATACAGAGTCAAGAGAGTTAGCAATATCACATTGGAATAGGAGGACTATACCATATGAGAATAGATAACATAGACTTACAGAAGATAGCCGATATTAAAGATAAAGTTGAGGAACATTCAAAGACTATAAATCAGTTGGTAGAAGATACTATAAAGCCTTATGTTAAGGACTTAGACAAGTATGTACAGTTCATAAGAGATTGCCTTAAAGATGGAGAGAATCCGCCTACTGATGCTGAGTTAGATGATTTTGTTCTTAATCTATCAACACTTATATATTGGGCAAGCGGTGCGTGTGAGCAGTTAGGAATACGTGATGATATAAGTAAAGCAGTATATAAGGAAATGTATCATAGCAAGCGTAATGAATTAAATAGCGGTACAGTAGCAGATAAAGACTCTATAGCAGAGTTAGAGAGCATACAAGAGCAGATAACTAATATCGTATATAATAGAGCATATAAGACAATGAAAGCAAAGATAGAGAACGCTCAAGAGCTTTTAAGCAGTGCTAAGAAAGTATTAAGCCACAGAATCACCTCCATAGAATTAGATAGGATTTCACGTTAGTAGTTGACTAATAACTTTTTTAGATATATAATATCTAAAAAGGAGGTGTGCTATTATTATGCAAGAAATATGGAAAGATATTAGAGGTTACGAGGGCTATTATCAGGTGAGCAATTTTGGGAATGTTAGAAGTATGGATAGAGTTGACAGTCATTGTAGAAACTTGAAAGGTCGGATATTGAAGTTGTCAAACGGAATATATAAAAGTGTAACTTTATCCATAAATAATGTATGTAAGAATTATAATGTTCATCGACTTGTAGCCGAAGCCTTTATACCTAATCCAGATAATCTTCCTTGTATAAATCATAAAGATGAAGATAAACATAATAACAATGTAAACAATTTAGAATGGTGTACTTATGGATACAATAATAATTATAGTGAGTTGTCAAAAAAGGCATCTCTAGCGAGAATGGGTAAACCACTTTCACAAGAACATAAACGACATATAAGTGACACATTAAAGAAAAATGCTCCCGAAAGAATTGCGAAAAAAAGAAAAACTATGCATGAGCGTTATCCCAACGGATTAAAGCAAACTGAGGAGTCTAATCGTAAGAGAAGTGATGCACTGAAAGGTAAGCCCAAATCAGAGGAAACGAAACAAAAAATGCGAAAACCAAAATCACCTGAAACAGTAGAAAAAATGCGATTGGCTCAAAAGCGTAGTCACGAGGCACGAAAACTTGGTATTACATATCAAGAGTATTTAAAGCAACTAAATGGTCAAGAATAGGAGGTCAATAGAAATGTTTGAAACGCTAATAGTGATGGGGATGTGTTTAACAGCATATCCACCAACAGAAGTTCCACCTACGTTTTGGGTTCAGGAAGTAGAGGAAGGCGAATACATAGGAACATATGAATTAACAGCTTATACACATACCGGAAATAACTGTGCAGATGGTGTGTATCCATGTGCCGGAGTAACAGTTGCTTGTAATGATACAAGATTATGGCACAAGACTATACGAATAGAGGGCTACGGTGACTTCTATGTACATGACACAGGAAGTATGGCTGTTATGGGTACGACTACAATAGATATTTTTGTTGATAGTTATAACGAAGCAATTCAGTTCGGTAGGAAGAAAGGTGTTAAGGTTTATATATTAGAGGAGTGATGAAGAGTGTCAATAGAAATACTGATAAAGTACATTAAAGCTTATCTTGATAACGAAATGTACAAATATGAAGCGTGTTATCTCAATAAAGAGGACTTAGAAGTGATTCTCAAAGCCTTAGAGCAACAGCCGAAGAAAGGGCATTGGATAAAGACAGGTGATTATTATACAGGAGCTTATGAATGTTTAGATTATTTTGAGTGTTCTTGTTGCCATGAAGAAAGTCTTGAAGAAGGTGATTATTGTCCTAACTGCGGAGCAAAGATGGAGGTGGGAGAATGACGACAAATGAAGAAGCAATAAATACATTAAAAGATATTTTAGAAGAAGTAACCGAAAATGATGATTCTGTTTGTTATGTGACAGTTGATGATGTGGATACTCTTAAAATGGCAATCAAAGCGTTAGAGCAGACAGACAAAGTTGAGGAAAGTAATTTTAGTACGGAACAATATAAAGCAGATTTACAAGGTGCTTATGATTGCGGTTACAACAGTGGATATGCGGATGCAATGAATGATATAGCAGAAAGTGAGGGTGAGTATGAAACTGATAGTTGATATTTCAGATGAAATCTATAAGAAGTATATGAATGAAAGAATAAGAACTACGGATGTACTTCACGCTGTTAGTCATGGCACACCACTAAAAGAATGGCTAAAGACATTCAACACAGATTCAGCACCTATTTGTTTTAATAAGATTCAAGATTTAAAGAGGGAGTGTGAGAAAGATGAATCTTAATTATGGAAGAGAATTGTATACATTCTTTTTAATACCAACTATAAGAGTGTATTCAAGATATAAGAGACATACTGAAATTGAAATTGTATGGTTAAAGTGGTTTGTTGGAATACAGATTTGGAAGGAGAATGAATAGAATGAGTACTTTAGACGAAGTGATGAAAGATGTTAATAAGAAGTTTAAGGCAGATTTACTACATACAGGATTATCAGAGACCGAATATGCAAGAATACCATTCACAAGTCCTAGACTTACATATATGACATTTGGTGGATTGCCGATTGGTAAGTTAATAGAGTTTTATGGAGAAGAGCATGGAGGTAAGACAACTACAGCATTAGATATAGTAGCTAATTATCAAGTACTAGAAGATGCTAGAAAAGTAATGTGGGTAGACTGTGAGCATACATTTGATGCGGTGTGGGCTAATAAGTTAGAAGTAGACGTAGACAGTCTTATAATGTTTGAGCCGGAAAATCAGAGTGCAGAGGAGATATTTGATGTTGTACTAGATGCTATGGACACTGGTGAATTAGGTTTAGTTGTCATAGATAGTTTCGGTGTAATGGTCTCAGCACAAGCATTAGGTAAAGATTTGACAGAAAAGACATACGCAGGAATATCTAAAGCATTAACTGACTTTGGTGGTAGAGCAGTAGGTATATGCAATAAACATAAATGTACTTGTATAGGTATAAATCAGCTAAGAGATGATTTTAATAGTATGTTCGGTGGTACAAAGACTGTTGGTGGTAGAGGTTGGAAACACGACTGTTCAGTAAGACTTGAGTTTAGAATGGGAGAGTACATAGACGATAATAATAAGAAGTTGACTAGGGGTGTCGAGAACCCAGCCGGAAATAAAGTAATGGTAACTATGAAAAAGAATAAGACTTGTCCCCCTACAAGAAGAACAGGATTCTATACTCTTAAATATCTTGAAGGAATAGACTATCTAGCAGACTTAATAGAAGTAGCTATGAAATATGGAATAGTAGATAAGTCAGGTGCTTGGTTTAATATTGTAGACATAGATACCGGAGAGATAATAGAAAAGAAGATACACGGTCAAGATGCAGTGAAGCAGTATCTAGCAGATACACCAGATATATTAGCACAGATAGAACAGATGATAGCGGACAGAATAGACAGTGATGAAATAAGTCTTGAAGAACCAGAAGAAGAGTGATATATTATTAGCAATAACACTTATCCCAAACACATAGAAAAAGCGTACAGTTTGTCGAGACTGTGCGCTTTTTCATTTTTTAAAAATTATTGAAAACTTTTGTATTGACAAACATTATATAACGATATATAATGTAAGAGTAGTAAACATTAGTATACGATATATTAAATAAGAAAGGAACAACAGTTATGAAAACAAATGAAGAAGGAGTTACATCAATGTCACTTGATGACGTTATTTCAGTTTTAGGAGAACTTGGTAGACAGACAGATACTATGCAGTTCATACCGCTCATTATGATGTCAATAGAATCACATTGTACTACTCATAAAGTTGAGATACGTGAGCTATTGAATACAATGTCTTTTATGACAGATATGGATAGCGTTATTAGAAGTAAGCATAATATTGATACTCTTACAAAAGACGGTGTTGATGAGATATTAGGTATGGATGAAGAAGAGAGACAGAAGTTGTTAGATGATGTATTTGAGGATGTATTTGGAAAGGATAATAAAGATGATTAGTATGTTGAAAACTTGGAAAGGTGCTGTCGAGATAGACGGCACTGAGTACAAATCAATTCAAGACGCTATGAGCGTTTTAAAGACGATTAAAGACGATATACACATAAAACTACTATCTAATAATAAAGACGCAAATATGAGTGTCACAGACACGTCAAAAGATGTTTCTAGCGACACACTTGAGCGTGAGACTGAATATCAAATCACTGTAAAAAAGTATATGACTATGAAAGCAACACCTGATTTTGATTTTATGCTCAAGTGGAATAATGATAAGCCAATGCCTATGCGAATAATGCAAGGTACAGTTGAGAAAGAAACTAAAGGTATGGTTTACATGAAGCTACATGGATTAGCAAAGCCTACTATAACTTGCTATTGCTGTGGTAAAGAGTTAACTAATCCAATCTCAAGACATTATGGAATCGGTCCTATCTGTCTCAGTAAACTTGGTATCATTAGAGATATTGAGGATGTAGAGAACATAAGAGAAGACTTGGTTAACATAACTTGGGAAGGATGGATAATAAAAAGTTCAATAACAGAAAGAAAGGAAGTATAAGATTATGGGAAACATTTATGGAAAGACAAGTTACTTTGACACAACAGTTGTGGAGAACGCAATTAAGAATTGCGGAATCACAAGACAGAAGTTGTCAACAATGGTATTAGGTAAAGATGCTTCATATCTATCTAATGCTGTGAACAATGGAAAGATGAATACTGAGTTACTTAAAAAACTATGTGAGTTTTTATCACTTGAGTTTGATAAGACAGTAGTAGTTATGGAAGATAAGCAGACACCGCAAAAAGAGCAGAAACAGCCTGAAGTAACAGTGCAGAACATACCACAGTTAGATACTTTGATATTAGGGTTGAATCAGTTATATGAGATACAGAAATTGCAGAATGAGGGAGTAAATAATCTTCTTGAGCAGATAAAGATTACAAACACAAAAATCAATAGACTTGAAAATGCTTTAGGACAGATAATAAATCACTCAATCGCAATTAAGGATACTCTAACTAATCAGCATAATAGTATTAGGGACATCAAGTCTTCTACAGCAACTATTAACGGACGAGTTAGAGATATATTAAATCAAGAACTAAAAGAAAAGAAGTAAGGAGGACAACAACATGAAACCAACAAAGGAGCAGTTTATTGACTATGTGCGTATTCAGATTAGTGGTGTGACTAACATGTTTGATGTGACTCGAGTGTGTGCATTATCTCGTAAAGGTCTTACGGAGGACATATGTTTTTACATTATGAACCACTATAGCGAATTAAAAGAAGAATACGGAGTAGGAAGATGAAAGTACGACCAACTAGGTTCTACTCTAACAAGCAAGAAAAAGCAGTTGCAAAAGCTGTTGGTGGCAAGAAAGTTGCCAACAGCGGTGCAACAGCATTTAATAAGGGTGATGTTACCACAGATGATATGCTCATAGAGTGTAAGACTTGCGTGGAGAATAAAAAGTCATTCAGTATTAAGAAAGAGTGGTTAGAGAAGAACAAAGAAGAAGCATTTGAAATGGGTAAGAGTTATTCAGCACTAGCGTTTAATTTTGGACCTGATACTGATAACTATTATGTTATTGATGAGAAACTATTTAAGATATTAAAGGAGGCATTAGAAAATGACGAATGAGGTATTAGACTTTGGTTCAGAAGCACCAAATAAGATGACAGGAAGAGATATAACTTTTATAAAAAGACTTGTTGAATGGATTACATTACATGCTGATTATGGAGATATAACAGAGTTGTGTGAAGAACTAAATGTTGATGAAATGTGGTTTGGT